GGTACTGCTTGGGTATTGTCCACACCTAAACATTGGACGGGAACAGCATGGGTATAACTCCAGAATTACAACGTTACTATGAAGATCGTCTGTCCATGATGGGCACAGTTGCCTGGAAGCAACTAACTGAAGATGTCCAGACCATGCTCACGGCAACCAACGACATATCCTCCATTCAAGATGAGAAAACACTCCATTTCCGCAGGGGTGAGATATCCATCATGCGTTGGATATTGACTCTGAAAAGTACAACTGAGGAGGCATATGAAGACCTTAAATGACTACAAATGCACAAAATGCGGTGGTGTGCATGAGAAATTCACCAACGCGACGTTTCTCCTGTGCGAGTGCGGCGGGACGATGGAGAAAGTAATGTGCGCTCCAACAGTACGTTTGGAAGGGATCAGCGGAAGTTTCCCCGGCGCTGCCGGCCATTGGGCGAAGATACGCGAAGATAGGCACAAGATTGCTTTACGAAGAAATTCGTGATATAAACCTCGCACCGATAAAGGGAATACCCCCGGTGTATTGATAAACCTGAGAACCCATCTGGGCAGGAAAAGGAAACATATGGCAGAAGTTCAGGACTTAGACTCGGAAATTGAAGCGGTAGAAGCGAAGGAGACTCCCCCAGCGGTTGAGGTTCCTGAGAAATACCGTAACAAGGCCATCGAAGACGTGGTGAAGATGCACCAAGAGGCTGAAAAGCTGATTGATCGTCAAGCCAAAGAGGTCGGAGAGGTACGGCGATTAGCCGACGAGTTACTAAGGTCACAACTGCAACCGAAACCAGTAGTGGTTGAAGAAAAGCCAGAAGTTGATTTTTTTGCAGACCCGCAAGAGGCGGTTCGACAGGCGGTTGATAGGCATCCGAAAGTGGTTGCAGCAGAGCAGTATGCTTTGCAGGCAAATCGGATGGCAGCGGCGCAGAAGTTACAGCAGATGCACCCTGATTTCACTCAAGTGGTTCAGGATGTTGAGTTCTCGAACTGGGTTAAATCCAGCAAGATACGCTCACAGTTGTACCAACAAGCCGAGGCATATGACGTTGACGCAGCAGACGAACTACTCTCGACATTCAAGCAGTTGAATGCCAAACGGACTCAGCAGGTTACTGAGGCAGATACTCAGGCGCGAAGCAAAGCGCTTAAGTCGGCCTCGGTGGATACTGGTGGTTCAGGCGAATCGGGCAAGAAAGTTTACAGACGGGCTGACCTCATCCAGTTGAAACTGCGTGATCCTGCTGCGTATGCTGCCCGTCAAGAAGAAATTGATTTGGCGTACCAGGAGGGTCGTATTAGATAATCTTTCTCAAAGGAGTCCATCATGGGACTAGGTACTAATCAATCGACCGTCACCACATCGGCCAATTTCATCCCCGAACAGTGGTCAGATGAAGTAATTGCGACCTACAAAGCCAAGCTGGTCCTTGGCAATCTCGTCACCCGCATGTCCTTCAAGGGCAAAAAGGGCGACACTCTCCACCTCCCCGTCCCCGCTCGTGGCGATGCCTCGGCCAAAGCTGCCAACACGCAGGTTACGCTGATTGCTGACACCGCTGGCATCGTGGACGTGCTGATCGACAAGCACTTTGAATACAGCAAACTGTACGAAGACATCGCTGAAATGCAAGCCTTGTCATCTATGCGTAAGTTCTACACAGATGACGCAGGCTTTGCGCTGTCAAAGCGTATTGACCGTCACCTGCACCTCCTGGGCGCTGGATTCAACGGCGGCACGATCACCTCTGCTGCTGCCTACGAAAAGGGTGTTATCGGCGGCGACGGCTCGACTCTGTTCTCTGGCGCTACTCCCGGCAACGGAACGGCGCTGACTGATGCTGGTATCCGCCAAGTTATTCAGAACCTGGAAGATAACGATATCAACAGTGCTGAACTGTCTTTCGTGATCCCACCTGTCGAGGCTCGCGTATTGCGCGGCATCGCTCGTTTCACTGAACAGGCGTTCGTTGGCAACGGCCAAGCCATCCAAACAGGTCGTTTGGGCAACCTGTACGGCGTGGAAGTGTTCACCTCGACCAACTGCCCGTGGATTCACGTCAACAGCGTGACCTCCACTCAGTCGGTTACCTTCTCCGGCACTGCACCTACGGGTTCGTATGTGGATGAGTTGGGCACCACCGTGGATTGGACTACTTCCTCTCCGACTGATGCCAAGTTCCGTGCTTGCCTGATGCTGCACAAAGATGCGATGGTTCTGGCCGAACAGCAGTCCATTCGCACTCAGTCGCAGTACAAGCAAGAGTACCTCGGCACTCTGGTGACTTCTGACGCTATCTACGGCGTGAAAGAATTGCGCGACTACGCCGCATACGCAGTAATTGTCCCTGCCGCCTAACAAAGTTCCTTGATGCCACCCTAGAGTGGCATCAACTTCATCTTAATTAGGAGATTCACATGGCTACAGTAGAGCAAGGAACAAAGCAGTTCCAAGGCGCATTCAAAGAACTTTGGGTCGTTACCGAAACCGTCAATTTTGCCAACGCCGCAACTGGCTCTGGCACGTTTGCATCTGTTGATGTCACCGTCCCCGGTGTCGCTCTTGGCGACATGGTGATGGGTATCGCAATGGGTGTGGACACCGTTGACGGCGTGGTTGGCGGCGCAGCAACTGCTGCCAACGTCATCACGCTCACGCTGCTCAACAACAGCGCCGGCGCTATCGACTTGGCATCCACCACCTGCAAATTCATCGTTGGCCGTCCGGCTTGGTGATATGGCGACCTTCAGGTGCAAGAGGTCTGGTAATACCGTTTCGTTCACAAACGAGAACGATATTGCGGGGCTTCGTGCCCATGAAGGTTATGTTGAAGTAACTTTAGGAGTACCAAATGGCTACCAAAAAGAAACCTGCACCGAAAAAGATGCCGGGCAAGATGCCAATGAAAAAGTGCTGAAAAAGCGCGGACGGCCTCGTAAAGAGGTCGTCAGTATTTTTGATTAGGAGTTTCGCATGGCGACAGTAAACCCGTTCACGCTGGACTACCAGCAGTTTCTTGCCGCTATGCAGCCCTATGCTTCTGCTGATGGCAGCGCATACAAATGGAATAGTCCTGAAGGACAAAACGGAAGCGTAGCACTGAAACTCGCTAACGGTAAGACATGGACACCTAGTGGCGCAGGTTCTGGCGTGGAGTTCATCCCCAAGGGGACACTTCTCAACCCTTTGAATGAAGGGGCCAAGAACTACGACATGCAAAAGATGAATTGGGTGCCAAAGTACGCGACAGAAGATACTTACAAGATTAGTGGCGACATGTCGGCTCTACTTGGGCAGAACGATACCAACGCACACAAAACAATTGACTATGTTTTGCAAAACGGTCAGCTAGTACCTAAATCTACAGCAGATTGGCAGTACCAGACAGGTGGTTTCCTCGGTGGCGTTGGAAAAGCGTTAAGTGACGCCGCAAAAGACCCTTTTGTTCAGGCAGTGGGTCTTGGCATGTTCGGACTGAACGCCGCAGGCGTTGGTTCAGCAGCAGCAGGTGGTGCTCAAGCCGCAGCGAATGCGGGGCTTGCTTACTCAAATGGCTTGACCGCTGCGGACGTAGCTGCGATGGGCGGCGCAGCAGCCTCTCCGGTAGCTGCTGGCGCAGTCGAAGCAAGTATGCTCCCCTCACTAGGCGGTCTGGAAGCAGCGAGTGGCGCTCAAGCCGCAGCCGACGCAGGGTTGGCGTATGGCGGCACAGAAGCAGCGGCAGGAGGTGGGTTACTCTCCGGTATCGGCGCTGGCAGCACTGCACCAATGGGGTTTGGTACTGCTGCTGCGACTGACGCGCAGCTTGCGGCAGCAGTCGGAACAGGCACAGGCGCAAGCGGTGGTCTTCTATCTGGTATCGGTGGAGCACTCAACTCAGGGGTCGGCGCTATCAACGACGCTCTGGGAACAAATCTGACTGCTGGCGGTGTCCTAAGTGGGGGAGCTAACCTGCTTGGTGGCTACCTGAACCAGAAGTCGGCAACAGATGCCGCACAGACCCAGGCCGACGCGCAGATCAGGGCTGCACAGATCGCGGCAGATGCCGCCAAGTTCCGGCCAGTTGGCGTAAGTACCCGGTTTGGGTCTTCGCAGTTCGGGTTCGACCCGAATACTGGCTACCTGACCAGCGCAGGCTACACACTGTCGCCGGAGATGAAGGCGCAGCAAGACGCGCTGATGAACACGTCTAACGGGATGCTGACGCAATTCCAAGGGTCGCAAGCAGCAACAGCGCCTATGGGCGATGCTGCGGCTCGGATGATGTCCCTTGGCAATCAGTACCTCGCAACTGACCCACAGGCTCAGGCACAGAAGTACATGGCCGACCAGCAAGCCCTGCTGTCCGCTGGGCGCAACACCGACATGGCGAAGTTGCAAGAGCAGATGCAGGCGCAGGGGCGAGGCGGCTTTGCAATTGGCGGCGGGGACGGCATGTTCGCATCCAACCCGCAGATGCAAGCACTACTCAACGCCCAGCGCCAGCAAGACCTTGGCCTAGCTGCACAGGCAACGCAAGGCGGCATGGACTACGCCAAGTTTGGCTCTGGGATGGTCGGCTCTGGGGGCGACATGCTGAAAGGTATGTACGGTACGCAGTCAGCCGCTTTTACGCCGTACCAGACTGCGCTTGGTGGTGCTCAGACCATCGAAGGTTTGGGGCAGAACGCTCTCGACCAGGGTATCAACCTCGGCAAGACCTCCACGACGGCTAATGCGAACGCCGGGCAGTTGCTCGGACAAGGGTACAACAACGCCGCGCAGACTATCGGCATCACGGCGCAGCAAGTCGGAAGTCCTTGGGGAAACCTGCTATCGGGGGTAGCACAGGGAAGTCAGCAGTACAGATTCGATCCGTTCACCGGAAAGGCGCTCTAATCATGGCTGAAAATATCGTATCTGGCATGTTTGGGCTGACGCCCATGCAACTCCAACAGCAGCGCCAGCAGGAGACTAACTCCGCAGCATCAGACTTCGCCCACATGAACGCCGCGCAGCGCGGTGTCATGGGCTTGTACCAAGGAGGCGCAGGCATAGGCGGGATGCTCGGCCTCAAAGACCCGCAGATGGAGCAGGCGCAACAAAGTCAAGCTATGCAGCAGGGCATCGACCTGACCACACCTGAAGGTCTGAAGGCGGCAGCACTCAAGTTCCAGCAAGCGGGAAACATGAACGCAGCGGTTGGGTTGCTTGAGAAGTCGCGTCAACTAGAGAACGATGCTGTAGCAGCTAAGTACAAAGGCGCATTAGCAGACAAAGCGCTATCTGGCGGAGAGTACGAGCGCATGATGGCGGTTCTTCTGGACCCGGAATCTACCGAAGAAGAAAAGGTTGTTGCGCGTAACCGTATTACAGCTTTGAACGCCAAAGCGACAAATAGCGGACGCGGCGCTGGCGGCTCCTCTCAGTTCAAGACAGGAGCGGATGGTCTGGTCTACGAGATGGTCAAAGGCGGCGCGAACGGTGAAACGATCACCCGTCTGGTTATGAAGCCTGATGGCACACCACTGCAAGCAGCAGAAGCGTCGCCAGACCTGAAAGCAAAAATGTCAGGCGCGGCTGCTGGCGCGACAGAAGTCGGCAAGGTGGCGGGTCAAGCGCAAGTCACCGTCCCCGACATGGAGTTGCAGATCACCCAGGCGCAGCACCTCGGTGATCAGTTGTTCTCGCACCCCGGATTCGCAAGCGCAGTCGGCGTTGGTATCCCTTACGCCTCGCAACTCACTGGAACCCAAGAAAAAGGGTTCATGGCGCTGCACAAGCAGATCGTCAGCGGTGCGTTCTTGCAATCAGCACAGCAGATGCGCGGTCTTGGTCAGTTAACAGAGGTTGAAGGTACGAAAGCTACTGCTGCGGCTAACCGCATGGACGCAGCAACGAACGAAGCTGACTACCGCAAAGCCTACGAAGACTACATGCTGTTTATGAACCAGGGTCTTGCCAAGCTGAAGGCTAAAGCAGGGATGTCGTTCCAGATGCCTACTGGCGCGCCTGCTGCCGCTGCTGCACCAGTACCTCAGTTCTCCGGTGTTACTTCGCCAGCGCAGGTACGGGCAATGTTCAAGGCTGGTCGATTGAATCGCGACCAAGCAAAGACTATTCTTGCTGATATGCAATCACAGGGGTTATTCTGATGGCAGACGCTATAGACGCTTTTCTGGATGGGCCTGATAAGGTAGACGCCTTCCTAGATGCGCCTACGCCTGCCGCTGCGCCAATGCCTAGCAAGAAGGCGATCTATCGCGGCGTGACTGAAGATCAGAGCATGTTTGAGAACTTCCTCACAGGCTTTGGCGGGACGATCCAAGGCTGGAAGATGGGCCTGCAAAAGCTGCTTGGCAGACCACCAACAGATGCAGAGGTGATGGAATACCGTCAGGCTATGGAAGGACTGAAAGGTTCTGCCGGCCCCGCTGGGTCATTCACCGCAAATATGGCGCCCGGCCTGCTAACTGCTGGTATCCCCGTAGCACCAGGACTTGCTGGCGCAGCTACCATCGCAGGCACTGCTGGCGCTATTGGAGGCGTTGAAGGTGCGTTGCAGCCGACCACATCAAACGAGTCAGTCGCTGAGAACGCGCTGAAGTCTGCTGCTTACTCTGCGGCCATCCCTCTAGCGGTTGGCGGCGTGGTCAAAGGTGGTCAGTACATCAAGAATGCTGTTGCGCCGTACTTTAGCCAAGATGCCCGGCAAATCGCGGGCGGTACGTTACTGAACAAAGTCGCTGGCGACAAAGCGCCAGCAGTCATTGACGCGCTGAAGACATCTCGCCCGATCATCTCGCCCCAGAGCGCAGGCCAAGCGGCAGTGTCTGCTCAGTCGCCTGAGTTCTCAACCATCGCGGATATTGTCAACAAGATGAACCCGGTGCCGGGGCTTGCTACCTCTACTGCTGCAAAACAAGGTCGGCAGGCAACACTTGGGTCCTTTGCTCAGACGCCTGCTGCGCTGGACGCGGCTATCGCGGCAAGAAAAGCAGCAGATAAGGTGGCATACGCAAATGCCAACGATGTCGCCAGGAATGCGCGTATCGTCGCTGACACAACACTAGCGCCACCAAAACCAGTAACGTCGAACTGGGGCGGCCCCACGGCTGTTCAGCTTGGTGACTACACAGTTGCACCGCCGAATCAGGCTATTCAGAACATAGCTAAGAACCCAATCATCGACGCAGCTAAGTCAGATGCTGCTGCGCTTGCGCGTAATGGCACAGAACTGCCGTCTGAGTTCTCTCGGCTTGATCCTGCGATATTGCTCGACATTGCCAAAGACCCCACCCGTTCACTTGAAGGTCTGCACCTGATGAAGGTAGCAATAGACAACAGATTCAAGAACCCAACGGTTGAAACTGCCTTATCAAAGTTCAAAGACTCTGAAGTAGGCGGTGCAAAACAAGCATTCCTGTCGGTGTTGCCAAAAGAATATAACGCGGCTAGAGAAGCATCTGCGAAAGCAGCACAGGCTATCGGTCAGATGCAGATCGGACAGAAGGCGCAATCCATCCTCGGCGGGACGCTAGGCGACGGCGAGAAGGCAATTGCCCTGGCTGGCGCAGTCAAGCGAGAAACACCGCTCATCAAGGCGGCAGAAGGTACAACTTCCAAAGAGTTGAGCCAGATACTCACGCCGCAGAACGAAGCCAAGCTGCAATCGGTGGTTAACGAGTTGAATATCGACCAGCAGTTCAACGAGTTGGCCCGCGCTGGGCGGCAAAGTTCAGCAGTACAGAAGGCAGTTTCTGGAACGATTGAGCTGCCTCACTTCCTGAATCAAGGGACCATCATCGCCAATACCGCTATCCGGCGTATCTTTGGCGGTGGTCAGACTCGCACATTCAAAGAGTTGGCGACCATCCTGCAAGACCCGGTAATGACGGCAAAGATCATGGAGCAGGCGTCTGTTCGTGAGAAGAATGCCATCAAGTTTCTGATTAACGCGCAGAAGGTTGCTGGTGTAGTTGCGCCGCCAGTAGTGCTTGGAGTACAACAATGACCTACCTTGAGGCCGTCAACGAAGTCCTGGCCCGACTGCGTGAGCCGTCGGTTGCGTCGGTCACGACCAACGCCTATACGATCCTGATCAGCAAGTACCTCAACGACGCCAAGCGGCAAGTTGAGGATGCCTGGGATTGGAACTGCCTTTCGGCGACGATCACACTGACCACGACGCCGGGCGTCAGCACCTACACGCTGACAGGCTCTGGCCGCAGGCCCAAGGGCATCGCGGTCAACGACGTGACGAACAAGATTCGCCTGATGAATGCGCCTCTCCAGTGGATCACCGACCAGCAGCAACTCACCACGGTGCAGTCAGCGCCAGCGGTGTATTACGCCTGGAACGGCACTGACGGTACGGACAACAAGGTGGAGTTGTTCCCAACGCCTAATGGCGCAGCAAGCATCAAGTTCAACATGTACATCCCCCAGGCTCCACTATCGGCAGGCACTGACATCATCACCGTGCCTTACGAGGCGGTGGTAGCTGGCGCGTTCGCCCGGGCGCTGGTAGAGCGTGGCGAGGATGGCGGGTTGGCGTCGAGCGAAGCATATGGCCTATTCAAGAGTATCCTTGCCGACCAGATCGCCTTAGAATCGAATAACTTTATTGAGTATGAAACCTGGAATGCAGTGTAATGGCTCAACAGATCACGCCTTTCTCAATTGGCGCTCCGGGGTTCTTTGGACTTAATACCCAAGACGCTCCGGTAGGCATCGACC